GCATGGAAAAAATGGAACTAAAGTTTCTTATGATCCTTATGGTAAATTATTTATTAAGGTTGGTGAGGTAGATACTGGTGGTCATATGTCATTAAACAAAATAAGGGCAGAACTTGAGAAACGAGGACAATCTACATCTTTGGATTCCGATAGTGTTAAAGCATCTGGTGAGATTAAAAGGACAGAACAGAATTCTGTAAAAGAAGCACATCAAAGTGTGGTTGATAAAGTTACTGAGGCAGATGAAGAACAAGGATTTCCAAAAGATGATAAGAATGGTCCACATACACAGGCTTATGTAACTACTGTTTTGGATGCGATGCATTATAATACATACATTGATATGGATGATGTTGAAGATGATAAAGTATTAGTACAGATGGGAATCAATGGTGCAAAAGCAAGTCATATTAGAAGTTGTTTGGCAAATAAGAGTGGATATGAAATTCCACCTGGTGATAGAAAAGGATTAAAACAACATTTAAAAGAAACTTGTACTATTGAGGCTGAGACTGGTGCAATTGTTATTAATTCAAAAGATGAAAGTGGAGACAAGACTCATATAGCAGATGATACTTGGAGAACTGCGGGAACATCACAAAAAGTTGCTAGTGGATTTGGTGAAGATATGAAATCTTGTGTTAAAAGTAAAGTTAAATCAGATAGAGCTGGAATATAATGAAAACCCAACTCCTCTGTACATTCACCCGTAGAAACAGATTCTATGATACTGTAAAATTAATCATAGAATGTAATGAAATTGTTTTTGATAAAATTTATGTGTTTCAAAATGAAGATGACCATCACCAATTAATTTGTACTTACAATGTAGAGTACGATGAAAATTTTATAGAAGGAGTACCTGACACTATATCACTCCACAGAAAGAAACAGACAAACACTTTATATACAATTAATGCATTGAATGAAACTATTAGAGAATTGAATAATGGTAAGTTAGATAAGAGTTTTCCAATACCTTGGGAAAGTTATCAAAATAGTTTACTACTGACAAATGAAGAAGGCCTCAATAAAATAAGGACAAGAATTTATACTATAGTAGATGTAAAAACTTGGGATAATACCGAAAAATAAATTGTATTTTTCGGAAGTTCAATAATATATATTATTGATGAAGGTTGTTTTAATAACAACTATGAATTGTAAATTAATAAATAATAATAAGGAGATACAAAATGGATCTAGACGCAATTCGCAAGAAACTCACTCAACTACAAACAACAAACACACGGACTTCAAATCTTTGGAAACCCTCACCTGGTAGAACTCAGCTGAGGATTTTACCGTATAAGCACAACAAAGATAATCCGTTTATTGAGTTGTACTTTCATTACGATTTAGGAGATAGGTCTCATTTATCCCCAGTCAGTTTTGGTCGCCCAGACCCGATTGAGGAGTTTGCTGATAAGTTAAAGACAGGTGGTAATAAAGAAGATTACCGACTTGGTAAGAAACTTGAAGCTAAGATGAGAACCTTTACTCCAGTAGTAGTTCGTGGTGAAGAAAGTGAAGGAGTTAAGTTTTGGGGATTTGGTAAGATGGTTTATCAAGAACTACTTTCTATTATAGCTGACCCTGATTATGGTGACATTACTGACCCTGTAAATGGTAGGGATGTTTCTGTAGAGTTCAAGACAGCTGAAGAAACTGGTGCTTCATTTCCTAAGACCACTATTCGTGTAAAACCTAATCAAACACCTCTCACAGACGATTCTTCTTTGTTAGAAAATCTCTTGGATAAACAGATGGATATTCGTGAGATATATCAAGAAAAAACTTATGATGAGTTGACAGAGATATTAAATGATTGGTTAAATCCGTCAGACGAAAATACAGAAGGAAGTGAAGGAGTAGAAGAATCATCTACTGTTACTGAAAATGTAGTATCTGACGCATCAGCTGCATTCGACGAACTATTCAATAAGTAGGTCTGAAAATGACTTCACGAGATGAGTTAGCTAGTATATTAGCTGACAATCTAAATAAACAGTTTAGCGAATCAAAAGTAGCTTACTTTCTTGATGGTACGGATATAACACCTACCGATATAAAGGAGTTTGTGTCCACAGGTTCAACAATGTTGGACTTAGCTATTTCAAATAAAGCGCACGGTGGAATAGCCGTGGGTAGAATCACTGAAATTAATGGCTTAGAATCGAGTGGTAAATCATTACTTGGTGCTCATATCCTGGCAGAGACACAAAGACAGGGTGGGGTAGCAGTATACATAGATACAGAAACTTCTGTAAGTACTGAGTTTTTAGCAGCTATTGGTATTGATGTAAACAACATGCTCTATCTTCATTTGGAGACAGTAGAGGATGTTTTTTCAGCTATAGAGGAGATAGTAGCTAAAGTACGTGAGTCGGATAAGGATAGACTAGTAGCTATACTTGTAGATTCATTAGCTGGAGCTACAACTAAGGTAGAGTTGGAAGGTGACTTTGATAAAGAAGGTTGGGCAACAGCTAAAGCTATCATTATATCAAAAGCTATGAGGAAAATCACACAGATGATTGGTAGAGAGAAGATAGCTCTTGTCTTTACAAATCAGTTAAGACAAAAACTTGGTGTGATGTTCGGTGACCCTTGGACTACAAGTGGTGGCAAAGCCTTACCATTTCACGCTTCAACTCGAATCAGGTTAAAAAATCTTGGTCAAATCAAGGATACTGGTAAGAATACAATTGGTATGAAAATCAGAGCTCAAGTAATCAAAAATAGATTAGGACCTCCGATGAGACATGCCGATTTTGATTTGTATTTTGAAACAGGTATTGATGACCCTGGTAGTTGGTTACGAGTATTAAAAGACCACAAGTTAGTTAAAAATAGTGGTGCTTGGTATACTATGGATGACCATACTGGAGAAGAAATCAAATTCCAATCTAAGAATTGGTCAGAAAAATTATCAGATAAAGATTTCAAGAATCACATCTATGATATGATATGTGACACTCTTATTCTGAAATATGACCAAAGCTTTGGAATAGATGATGTAACGGTTACAGTTGACGAAGTAGAAGATGTTTGATGCCCAATGATAGATATATTTCTATACTCGAAGAGATAAAAAGAAAAGGCGGTCAAGTAGATAACGGTGAACCTAATGATAAAGTACTGATAATAGATGGACTGAATACCTTTATAAGAGTATTTAGTGTTTTACCAACTACTAACGCTGATGGAATTCACGTTGGTGGAATAGTTGGTTTTCTTAAGTCAGTTGGTTATTCCATAAAAACGTTAAGACCCACTCGTTGTATCATCGTATTTGATGGTAAGGGTGGGTCTCACCGCCGCCGAAAACTATTTCCTGAGTACAAGAAAAGAAAACGTACATCATATAGAGTAAACCGTGTCGAACAGTTTTCTTCACAAAAAGATGAACGACACAATATGATTCTACAGCTCAAAAGGTGTGTAGAATATTTAAGTTTACTTCCTCTTACGATATTCAGTACTGAAAACATAGAAGCTGACGATGTTATAGCTTATATAACAAAACAGGTACTAACAGAAAGTAAGATTACTATAATGTCTACAGATAAAGATTTCTTACAGTTAGTTAATGAAAGAATTTCTATATGGAATCCTGTTAGAAAAAAGTTATATAATCCCGAAGGCGTCTTAAAAGATTATGAGATAGCACCAAACAATTTTCTATTATATAGAGTATTAGATGGTGACAAATCAGACAATATACCAGGAATACGGGGAGCTGGTATCAAAACAATACAGAAGTATTTTGATTCTGTAATGGAGAGTGAAAATTCGAATGTAAAAGACTTGTTGGTATTAGCAGAACAAAAAAAAGACGAGTTTAAATTATATAAAAATGTATATAATAATAGGGAGCAAGTGTTATTGAACGAGAAGTTGATGCAGTTACATAATGTTAATATATCAGCTTCAACAAAAACAAAAATTGTTAGACAGGTAAATGGTCCTATACAAAGAATGATAAAGTTTAAGTTTCAAAAAATGTTTATGGAAGATAAGTTATATTCTGGTTTACCAAACTTAAACAGTTGGTTGATGACTACTTTTAATAGGTTGAATAGAATGGCAGAGAAGTCTCATGGGTAGAAAACGTATATATTTTACAGAGGACGAAAGAAAAGAAGCACAACGTCGGTGGCAGCTGGAATATTATTATAGAAATAGAGAACGATTGAAGAAAGAAGCTAGAGAAAGATATAGAAAAAAGAATTATCAAATAATGGAAAATGAGAGGGTTAAGAAATTATATGGAGAGTGAGCTAATAAATGACTGATACATTAACAAAGTTTGGTTCTTCATTTCAATCAAAGATTATAATGTCTTTATTGAGTAATAAAGAATTTATACAAACTATATCTGATATTATAGAACCAAGTATTTTTGATTCGGATGCAAATAAGTGGTTGGTTAAATCAATAAAAGATTATTTTATAGAGTATAAAACACCTCCGACTCTTGAAGTGTTAAAAATAAAAGTAGGGGAAATAGAAAATGATATATTAAAAACATCGGTTATAGAGAAATTGAAAGATGCTTGGAATCACAGAGAAGCTACAGATTTGAATTTTGTAAAAAAAGAAGTTTTGACTTTTTGTAAAAATCAGTCATTAAAAGAAGCTATTGTAAAGTCAGTTGACCTGTTACAAAATAAAGAATATGATGAAATTAAAGTAATCATAGATAAAGCGTTAAAAGCAGGGACTACAAAAGATATTGGACACGATTATTTAACTAACTTAGAGGAACGATTAACTAAATCAACAAGAGATACTATTAAAACTTCATGGGATATTATAAATGAAATAATGGATGGTGGTTTGGGTAAGGGAGAACTTGGAGTTATTGTGGCACCAGCAGGTGTGGGTAAAACTTGGTGTTTACAAGCTATCGGAGCGAGTGGGGTAAAACAAGGATTATCAGTAATACATTATACATTAGAATTAAACCAAAGTTATGTGGGTCTTAGGTATGATACAGTTTTTAGTAGAATACCTACAACAAATATAAAATATTATAAAGAAGAAGTTGAAAAGAAAATTAAAAAGCTTAAAGGCAATTTGATAATCAAATATTTTCCAACCAAGTCAATTGGTGTTCAAGGAATAGAAGCTCATTTGAAACAAGTAGAAATACAGGGTATAATTCCAGATTTGGTTATTGTAGATTATGCTGATATATTAAGAGGTGTGGGTACAGAGAGAAGATTTGTTTTAGAAAATGTGTATGAGGATTTAAGGGGATTAGCAGGAGAAGTTGATATTCCTATATGGACAGCTTCACAAGCGAATAGAAGTTCATTAGAAGAAGATATAATTGACGCGACAAAAGTTTCAGAATCATATGCAAAAGTTATGATTGCGGATTTTGTGGTTTCATTATCAAGAAAAGTAGAAGATAAAATAGCGAATACAGCACGACTTCATATAATTAAAAATAGGTTTGGGTTGGATGGAGTTACTTATCCAGCAACTATGAATCCAACTACGGGAGTACTAGATGTGTATGATAACCAATCTGTATATGGTAAGGAGACACAATCTAAGATGGATAATTCCGAAGAATATTTAAGAAAGCAGTTAGCTAACAAATATAATGATATGAATAAAAATGTAGATGGTTTTGAATGATAGATTATAGTATATATTATATTTACTAATGACACAGAAAAACAAATGATTATAATTTAAGGAGATTTGTTATTTATGGATAAGTTTCAGTTGTCAGAAAATTTCATTAATAAATATAAAAGAAAAAAACCACCATTTGGTTTTAACGGTTTAGGTGAATTGGTTTATATGAGAACCTACTCAAGAATTAAAGAGAATGGAAAAAATGAGCAGTGGTGGGAAACAGTTCGTAGAGTTGTAGAGGGAACATATACTATGCAAATGAGTTGGATTAATCAATACCAACTTGGTTGGAATCCTTGGCAAGCACAGCGGTCAGCACAAGAAATGTATGACCGCATTTT